GTGTCTTAGGCACGCTAAAAAACCGCCCACCCTTACTAGAATTGCAACTAGTGCAAAGTGTTTGCAAATTCCACTCATCATCAGTGCCACCAGCTTGTCTGGGCACTATGTGATCGACGCTGTTGGCTTCCTCAACACCACACATCTGACAAACATAACCGTCTCGTTGCAAAATGCGTAGCCTTATCTTGCGCCACTTCGTTGTGCTGCCATTACCTTGTAATGCACTACTCATCAGTAGTAATTCCTTTCTTGATGAAATGCCCAAGCCTTGCACGGCGTTTGATAACGCTTTGTGACATAGCGGATTGTGGCATCTATTTGACGATAAGGGTCAAGGTCGCGATACCAGGTTGACCTCATCTGACCTAATCCATAATGACTGCCGTTTTTGCTTTTGTAATTCCACCGACTCTCTTTATTTAGAATCGAGTGAAAACATTGAAACTCTTTGTAATCAAGAATCCTAGAGTGTGCATAGAGTTTTAGATGATCGATCGAATAAGAAGCTGCATTTGCTTCAAGTGTTGTCGTTATTGAAAGCAATGCCGCAATGGCATAGACCTTGCCCATTAGCCGATTGCGCCCTTGCGAGCTACCCGCCTCAGCGGCTCGCTTCAAGCGAAACCAGCGTACCAAGACTGTCAAGTTACTCGTCAGTATGTGGATAACTCTAGCGTGCGCCCTGCGTGTCGTCCACAGGTTTTGCACACCTGTGGATAACTCCTGTGGATAACTCTTACGCATCTTTGCCCCAACCTTTACCCTTAAATGCAACACCAAAGGTTGAGTACGTGCGACTCATGTTTTGCCCGCAACACAATGGCTGGCTTTCCTCATGTATTGATTTTTCGACTTCAATACTGATTTGGCACACATTGCATTTGAACTCATAGATCGGCATTTTTGCCTCCTATCTGTGCAACTCCCATAACTTCACATTTGGTGCATTGGATAACCTCAACGCCTTGTGGCAGGTTGTCTGTGATCTTGTGTACTAGCTGCCTGGTTACCTTCTTGCAAATGCGGCACTCAAATTGCACTTGTTCCATAATTGGATTTCCTCAAATTCTCAATAGGTTGCAGGTTAATTTGTGTGACCCACCAAGTCGGTTGCTTGCTGTGTCGGTATCGTGGCTTCTGTGCCATTGTGACTGGTATCCAGCCTGCTATGTAGTAATTAGGTGCTGTGCCTGTTACTAGCACGGCAATGTCATTGGGTCTGTCGTACTCATAGACGATCAGTTGCCCCAGCTCATACTTTGTCCAGCGCACCTCGATAGCTGCGCCAACATCAGCCTTGACTTTGCCTTTGTCCTCAAATGGGTCAAACGGCAAACCAAAGTATTTAGCGACTGCCCACTCACTACCAATTGACTCTGCTAACTCTGCCAAATAGGTCATAAATGATGTTTCGTTGTAATGACCTTTTGACTCTAACAAGTCGCCTTTGTCGCTAGTGATTTTGACAGCTGCAACCATGCACACGCACATTTCATTTGCTGTGAGCTTGATTTTCAACGACAACCACCGCAAAACCAAATGATTTTCTCGTGCTTGTCATAGCCCTTTTGATAGCCAAATGAGTCAAACTTTGTGATCTGTGAGCATTTGTCGCATTGCTCTACTTTGTACTCAGCGACCAATTCACCATTGCAAAGCAGTTTGCCCGTCATTGTTTTAAGGTCGATCATCTCCATGTAATCGCTCATAAATGCAACCTGTCCTCACACTTTTTACAAAACCAAACAACCAAACCGTCCTCTCGGTCGTATTCATTAACCATGGTGTCGTCGTCGCAGTCACTGCAATTCATAAAGCCACCAAAGCCGCTAAAACTGTAAATCTTGCCGTCGGTTGCTCTGTAAATGTCTTTTGGATTGATCATGGCAGACGCACCACCCATTGCCCTGTGCTACCTAGTTGATACCAAACTGGGTCACACTGATTTGCTTTGGCTTTTTCGGTGCAGAAATACCCGCCCCAAGCTTTACCAGTTTTGGCTGACTCGCCTGTTTTCCAAACGCGGCTACCATGCTCGCAGCGTGGCTTTTCCTCGATTAGTTGACCACCCAATTGATTTGCGATCTCATCAAGTGATGAACCCAGGGACGGTATGCCAGATTGCTCGGCTTCTGCTGCTGTGGCATAACTTGGCACGTCGCCGTGCTTTGTTGTCCAATAATCATAATCAGCCTTGACATCAGCTGTGGCGACCTTTGTTGATAGCTTCTCAACCTGTTCCATTGTTTCGCGGGTTGCCTTTTCTGTGCCACCCATAACCAACGCCATGACGCGCATTAAAGCTGAGGTCGTTGTGTCCTCCACAAACCAGCGTTTCATGTTTGGGTTGTAAGCCGCAATAAAACCGTAAGCATAATCAATGCCCGCTGGCTCAATCTCTGACTGATTGCGCCAAGCCTTAGCCTGGACGAGTATGTAGCCTTTTTCAGCATTGAACTCGACAATGTGTGCCTGCAAACGACCTTCTGGGTAGGTTAAATTCCAGCGGTCTGTGCGTTCTTTGTTGCCTTCATAGTTATCTAGAAATGCCATTAGTCAGCCACCTTGTTTGACATGTGACGGCTAATCGCCTTACGGCGTGCCATGCCTTCGCGCTTGCCTTCCTTAAAGCCTTTGGCATAACCAGCTGCACCGCCAAGCACCATAAGAAAAATTACGCCAACCAAACGACCCAAAGTCTCTGGGTCTAATAGATCAAGTACCATTTTGAAATCTCCCGATTCTTGGTGATAGGACTACCACCAGAACTCAGGGTGACGCATGATTGGCGCGCGGTCAAGAACCTTGCGTGTTTGTCGGCGTGTCACCTGACTTTTGCTTGGATTTGAGTCCATTGCCAGCCAGGACACCGCCTAGCGAGCCTGTTAAAAAGATCGCAAGTGTTTTAAGCAAGTCAATAAATGCAGCGTCATTGGGTGCTTGTGCCCCGATCGGCTGCGTGACAAAAATCAGCGCGTAGGTAATGCCAACGGTTACGATCAAAAACACCGCAGCTAATGTTGAACCAATAATCAAAATGAGCTGTGCGTGTACGTCCTCGGGTGTCCTACGGCGTGTCGGTTTGTCGTGTTGGGAATCCAAGTATGTCGTCAGTACACGTTCCAGTGGGGAGGCATTGCGGTTTCTGGCACTCTGGCTTCGACCAATTTTCGTATTCTTGACACTCATAGCGCGTCCAGCCTTGATACCCGCAAGCGGACAGGATTAGTGCAAGTGCCCAAACCAACCCTGCCGCCGCAAGTTTCTGGCTACTTCCCCAAGTTGCCAAAACTTTTGTCATTTGGATTGAGCCAGCGCAAGATCACTGGCGCAACAGCTGCTGCACCTGCCATTGCCAATGTCTTTGGGTCAGTCACACCTGCCATGTATAGGGCAAGTGCTGCTGCCATAAATGATCGCGCCCATGAGGCTGCTACGGCTTTTGCTTGTTCCATTTTTTGCTCTCCTTTTTGACTGCGGCTGCTTTTGCAGCTGGTGCATCTACCTTTGGAAATTCGCCCTTGTATGGCACAAATTTAGGTATGCCAAAACCGACGATCTCTTTGCCTTCTCCGTACGCTCTGACCTTGACCATAACCATGCCACCATTGCGTTGATCGCCTGTCCCAGACGTATTGCCTTCAATGGTCAAACATGTCTTTGTGTCAATAAGTCCGACAACAATGCCAATGTGTGAAATGCGATCTACGCCGTCATGTGGAAAGTCCATGAAAGCCAAATAGCCAAGCTGAGGCATAGTTGACCAGCGTTGCATTTCCTTAAATTTATGTGCCCCAACAGCCGTGCCAACAACGCTGTGAATTTTGACGCCAGCTTGATTTGCACACCAATTGACAAATGAACCGCACCACGGCAAACCGTCTGCCTTTGTAAATTTGCCATACTTTGTGAGGTTGTCGCCTTCCTCAATTGTTCCAACCTCAGCAGCTGCGACTTCGATCAGCCGTGCGTTTGTGCCGTCAGGATAGGTCACGACAACAACAATTTCGCTTCGTCAGCGGTTATGCCTAACTTTGTTAGTAACGCTGTTTTGTTTGCTTGACTTTCAAGAATCGCTGCTTTTTCTTGTTGTGCCTTTTCTTTTTGTGCCAAATAATCTTTTAATTCTGAAGCAGTCATTTCACGATCAATGATTTCGTCAGTTTCTGCATTATGGATTCTGATAAGTGGATTAGTCATTATTTCACTCCGTAGATTAGGACTGTGCCAGTAGAAAATGTGCCACCTGAAGTTGTGAATTTCAATGATGAAATAGCGGTTGTGGATTGGAAGTAACCAGTATTGCTTAATCCACCAGTCGAACCAGATTCATTGACATAGCCACCAGCTGCATGGATTGGCTTATAAGTTGCCGACGCATAATTGCTAATGGTGATCGCCCAAGCGTTTAGGCTAGACGTCGATTCGACTTCAAGAGTGCCATTTGTAGAACTTAGATAAAATGCAGTGGCACCCGGCCCGTCAGTTACATTTGCGTAATTGATAACTGACCAAACTTTGTCAGTCACCGAGTTTGGTTGCATAAAAACTAATGAATCCGCTGACATTGTTATGCCATAAACAAAAACCATTAGATTTGTGTAAGTCTGATCAATGCTTGAAATAGTTGTGCTGGCTCCTGAAAGAGTTGTCGTGCTGAGTAATGTCATACCTCCAGCCGATGGTGACGCCCATTTGATACCCGTTGCAGCGCTTGAATCAGCAGTTAAAACCTGACCGTTTGTTCCCACTGCTAAACGTGCAAAAGTATCTGCGCCAGTGCCACCGATCAAGTCACCTTTTGCATCAATTGCGGTTGCCATTGAATTTGTGATCGTCACGTCACCGCTTGTTCCACCGCCTGAAATACCAGTGCCAGCAGTGACGGCAGTGATGTCGCCAACGTCATTTGTGACCCACGTAAAATCCATGTTGGTGTTTGACGCCTTTGCAAGAATCTGCCCAGTTGTGCCACCTTTAAGATCAACCAATGCGGTGTCAACAGCTTGCCCAAAGACCTCAAAGTCTGCTGGTAAGTCTGTGACTAAATCGGTTGAGGTTGGCATTTGCCAGCCAAAGTTTGTCGTTGGGTTTGCCATGTTGTCTCCTTATCAGACCACTATTGTCGCACGCGCCCAGTCGAGTGTTGGCGACACGCCCGACCAAGTAAATGCAGCTGAGATTTCGTCCCATTGCAAAGCCTGCAATGAGTAAGCCGTTGGTGAAATGTTAAGAGTGATCGAGAGTTGGTTGTACGACGCCTGAAATGACCAGCCCTCAACAAAGCCCTGAAAGATACCGCCCATGTTCGCTGGTAGGTCATTGATTGCCAATGCCTCACCCATAAACACGCCAATGAGGTTGTCACGGTCGCTGTCGTCTAGCTCTGAGTTTGTCAGGTCAAACGTGATCTCACTAAAGATTGCTTGCGGTGTTTTGCGTAAATCTAAATAGAAATTTGCCTGTTGAGTTGCATCAGCTGCGTTGTGCAAGGTTGTCGAAATAATCTGGGACAACGTGCCGTACTGCAAAATTGAGTCTGGGTCGCTCGCGCTTTGCTCTGCACTGCTGGTTGCACCGTATTGGATAGTCAGGTTATTGCGTACGTCTCCTGCTCTGGTTTCAACGCGCAAACCAGCTGCGCGTGCTTGGTTGGCTGTTAGCTGCACATAACCATTGTTTGACAGGTATAAACTGCGGTGTGTAGCTGAGGCATAACTGATGCGTCCAAATGCGTCCTCGTAAATGTAGCCAAGACCTGACGTTGCAAGCTTTGATACCAAAGAATAAACGTCTGTGCGGTCACTAGATCGTGCGGCTAGCTCATAATCACCAGGGCGATCGATCTCACCTAAGCCAACGTTTTCTGCGGTTGCCCATGTTGTCGTTGGGTCGTAGGTTGCCCAAGTTAAAGCTGCTGGCACTTCTGCCCAAGTGTTAAGCAATAGGTCTGACAAAATTGTCCAGATTTGATCGCCGTCAAAATCTTTAGACAGCACGCCATTTGTCAAAGCCTTTGGCAAACGAGACAACGCGCCAAGTGCTGTGATGCTGTATGTCTGGGTGAACATTGTGCTGCCTACGTCGCGTACCTCAACGGCAATGTCAACGACTGTGCCACCAAAGATTGGGACGTATGTGCTTGATGTGTCTTGCACTTGCACTGAAATGGTGCTGTTAATGTTGACAGGTATTGTCGCTTGATTGACGTCTAGCAGCTGCAAATTAACATAACCAGCTTGTGCTTGCTCGTAAATGTTTGTGCGACCTGACCTGATTGTTAGGTTAGCCAAAACGGCGTCAGTGTAAGAAACGCCGTCGATCTCTACCAGCCAAACTGGCGTCCACTGGGTCATGCTATTTGCAGGTTACTTGCGCCGCCTGTGCCGCGATAGTAGCTGTTGTTTAATGTGTCAACGATTGTGCGTGCTGTGCCTTCCTTATCAAAAGCCCCAGTTACGGTCAGGTTGATTGTTGTACCTAAACCAAGACGCTCAGAATTTGCTCTATCTGACAACCCGCGAGACTCAGCTGAACCTATAAAACCAGTCGTCGCAGCGGCAGCGGTTGCAGCCACTTTTGCAGCTGTTGAAACACCGCCACCGCTTGACGTGGTCGTTGCGCCACCGCCTGACGGTGCTGAAATCTTTGGAATAGTCGTCGCTGTTGTTGGCACTGTTGGTGTCTTAATTGTAGGCACGCTAACCGTCGGTGTTGAAATCTTGCTAACGTTTGGTAGAAACGGTATTGCGTTGTAGGCAGAAATTAAAGCATTGATACCTGCAACCGCACCTGAGATCAAGCCGTTAAGAATTTTGACCACGCCAGCAATGACGTCAATAACACCGCCTGCGATTTTGCCTGCAACCTGTAACGCACCGCCTAAAACCGTGCCTATAACTGGTGCAACATAGGTTGCGATCAATGCGCCAAATTCCTTGAAAGTGTCAAGGTTGTCACCGATTGCATCTCGGACATACCCAAACGCTTTAATCATGCCATTGATGATTGGCGTAAATACGCTAGTGATGATGTTGCCAAGCGTTGTGATAACACCGCCAAGACCATTGCCGTTGAGGCTAAAAGCACCGCTAAATGCGTTGATAATTGGCAAAGCATTGTTATTGATAAAACCCATAAGCTTTTCAAGGATTGGCAACAGGGCAAAGCCAATTGTTTCTTTAGCCTCATCAAATGCAATTTGCATGCGAGCAATGCGCCCTGCGTAAGTGTCAGCGTTACGAGCTGCTGCACCGCCAAACAGGTCTGACAATTTGCCCTGCACTTGTGTGAAATTCATAGTCTTTAATTCAGCAGCAGATAAGCCAATGCCTAGTTTGCCCAGTGATGCTGTGTTGCCGTCATAAGCCTTGCCCAAAGCATTTGCAACGCTTTCCAGCGGCTTGCCTGTGGCTGCGCTTATGTCTAAAGCTGTCGCGAGTAATTGCTGTGCCTTCTCAGTATCTGAAGTTGATCTAACCAACCGTC